TAAAAATCCTTTTACTATATACCAACCACTATAAAATTGATCTAAAATATCCATACCTTGAGATTGTTTATTTATCATTAAATTCTCAACAGGATCAGATTTAACTAATACTACAGGAACTTTATCTGCTCTAATTAAATTTAAATTAGTTCCTGAAACAGTTACTTCTAGATTTAATTTATCTAATTCCTTTTTATTTATTATATTCTGAACTCTAGATCTAAGATAATTTTTATGTTGATTTCCATTCCATGATTCTATTTCTTTATCAGGATTACTTAAAGTATATTGAATTCCAAGCCAAGGCATTCTTGTATACATTTCTGTATATGGAAAATTAGCTCGTCCAAGTTCATTTGTATTAATAGAAGGATCATATGTTGTTCTTCCTCTTAATAGAATGTATTTGTTTGTTTTTTCTGGATCATATGTAGGCGTAATTTCTAATTGCCAAAATTTAACCAGGTCAGGATTTCTATACAAAAAATCATTATGCTCAAATAATTGACAAGTCATTTTAGCACCAGTATCTTCTGTTACACGAGATGATTTATTATTTGGTTTCCAATTAACAATATAAAAAGATGATGTTCTGTAACCAATGTAATTGGAAAAAACTTTAGGAACGGCTAAAGTTTTTTCCGGTTTTAACCCATACGTATAATCTTTATCTACATTATCTAAAAATACACCAACATCAACTTCATCTTCTGCAGCCATCAATTGTTTGTTTAGATTAATAAAATTTAAATTGTAATAAATATCAATCCATATATCATAAAATGACGTATCATCTCTCCAAGATCTTTCTATTGTACTAGTTATATAATCTTGTAATTTTAAATTTCCATTCATCCATATTTGCTTGTCACTAGTATTATCTTCATTAGTTGTAAATCCTAACTGCATTTTTTTAGCTAAATCTTTCATTGCCTCAAATGAAGTTCCAGCATAAGAAAAATTCAATTCTGCTTTAAGCCATGGAATAAATAATTCTCCATAAAATGTTAATGTAACAGGTCCTTTAAGTAATGTTGGATTTTCAGATGAAATAACATTAGTAATTACATAGTCATTTCTTAAGATATTTAAGAAATCAGACTTATTTCTTATTGCAACAGAAATTATATCCCCATCTTTGGGCATTTCTTTAGAAATAAATGTTTGATGAATAAATGTACACTTTAATGTAATTTTAGGTAAAAATTCTGTACAATCTATAGTAAAATAATCTATCTCAGTTTTACCAATAAAATAATCGTTTATTCTAATTAATGGATATTGAACTGATGCTGTATCTTCTAATTTCTGAGTATCTTTGTTTTTTTCAGCAGAAAGAGATAACTCATCTAATGCAATAGCTGATTCAAATATGCGATAAATTCTAGTTTTTTCCTTTTTAGGATCTATCTGAACAGCATCAGGATATTGTTTATTCGTTGGCGTAAATTTATAAGATGAAGCCATTATTTTTTACTTATTATAGTAGTTAGAAATTCACTTGATGACATTCCATTCTTTAAACAAGATGCTGCATTTTTTCCAAAATATACTCTGCCATTTCTATAAGTTATTTGAGTTTCACCTTCTTCAGCTATATTTGGAGGAAGAGCACCATCTTGAAGAGTTTGACCACTTTCTCCTCCTTCACCTCCAACAATTTGTCTATCATCAAATTGTCTAAGTTTTTTACTTTTCTTAGGAATTTTAGTAGGATCTAAATATTTATAAGTATTTCTCATTCTTTGGTTTGGATCTTCTGCATTAACTCCACTCTTAAACGTTTGTTTCGCTGATTCTAAATTAGGAATAAGAATTAAATCTCCCTCATTTATAGAAAATGGATTAGATATACCATTGAATTTTAATATTATTTCTGCATATAACGAATTATTGTAAACAGCCTTAGCAATTAAATCAGGTCTCATAACATAATCTTTAGGAACTTTATAAACATTAAATGCTATATAATTTCTATTATTCATTTCAAACATTGATTGAGATAAATCTCTTACAACTACTCCATCTGGTCTTTTGAAAAAAGGTTTTGTATCTATACTATTTGTAAACATTTTTAATTATTTATATTTTATTAGAATATATTCTGTATATTCTGTATTTTGTTCCTCATGCCAGATTTCCCATCCTCCATTCAAAAGAGGTTTTATTGTTCTTTTATATCCCCGTTTAAAAGCTCTATTGAAACTATCTTCGTCATATCCATCACTGGTTAAATAAAAATCTTCAACATTAAAACCCTTTACTTTTATTTTACCCTTACCCAAAAGTTTAAAAAGCCAATAAAGTTCTTCTTTTTGTTCTGTGGGTAAATACATTTCAAAAACTCCGTCTTTGTCTGAAGCCATTAATTCTATAACTTCGTCAATAAGATCTCTATTTTCTGTTCCCATTAACTTCTCTACTTCATTATTGATATGTGCTTTGGCTCCAATGCCCAACGCATCTTTAGGATCTCTACCTCTTTCAAAGTCAATATTTTCATATATAAATTTTGCTTTCATATTTTATCTTAGAGATGATAATGCAATCCAATCAATGGCTCTATAAGCACTTCGTTGAATTTCACCTGATTTTGTTACTAAATTTTCATTAGGCGATATAGCAGAAAAACTTGTTCTTTGCCATACAGAAGTATTTCCTGATATACTTGGTCTTGAAATATTTGGCGGACCTGATTTTGATCCTAATGTTGAAGGTCCTGCCAACCAACCTTTTGATATTGCAGGTGTTCCAGTTTCATTAGCTTCTTTAGTATAATCATCTACTTCAGTTTGTCCATCAGCAGTTCCAACAAAATTATCTGGCAAATCATATATACGCCCCATACCTCGGTTAAATATAGATTGAATAGCATCTCTATCTCTAGGCATTCCATGATCTAATTTAACTGTAAATTTTATTTCAGTTGGAAAATCATCTGGTCCAAGTTCTTCACCGAATTCAACTTCTACTCCTGTACAAATCAAATTCCCTATCATTGCGATTGGATTTAATGGATTTCCTATTGTAAGATGCCATTCACCAACAGGTTCTCCAGTCAATAGAGCCTTTAAACCTTGAAGATATGGTACTTGACCAGCAGTCTTTTCAGCTAATTGTTGTTTAACAACATTAGAAACAATCCCTGTATCAGTAAAAAGATTTTTTATTGCTCCAAATATTCCTCCACCTTCTCCGCCCTTTCCTAATAAAGAATTAAAGAAACTTGATGCATTTTTATTTATTCCACCATTTGGATCAGAAGCTCCACCCACAAAACTATCTATTGTAGATTTACCCCATTCCATAGGTTTCCCAGAATACCAAGCCTCAATACCTTTTTCACCACCAAGAAATGGGTATTTAGCAGGATTTCCCATAAATCTATGTTGTCCTCCAAAAAATACAGCACTTGCTGATCCTATTACCAAAAAATTAGAAAGTATATCAAGTAAAATAGCTTTAGTATTTATTCCACCAATTGGCCTAGAAACATATTCAAATACTATATTTAATCCACTCCACTCGAATTCCATTCCAGCTTCTCTTTTCTTTACTTGATCTATTCTATTAACTGGTCCTTTAATTCTATTTTCATAAGGACCTTGTGAATATGGATCAGGTGGTAATACTCCATCATTCATAATTAATTGAGGATCAAAATTTCCACCAGCAACATTTAACATTTTAGACATTGTAGCTAAACCGCCAAACAGATCACCAGGTCCTGAATCATGTCCAGGTGTTGAACGAGTTTCAACTTCGTGTACGTTAGATTGTACATCTCCCCATTTTAATCCAGTTGTAAATTTTAATAATGAATTTAGTGTATTTCCTGTTTCTTCGCCAAAAAATGTTACAGCTGATGCCATGGGTGGAAATAATACTTTTGAAGTAGATCCTTGCTCTAATCCTCCCGAATTTTTCAAATCTACGTTTCCATCTCCTGAATCATCAACACCCGTATTACCAATATTAGTTATTCCATCCATTCCTGGAAATTTCATATTATAAAGTATGGGCGCTCCAAATCTTCTTATTGTAATTAATCTGTTATTTTCTATTTTATTCCAAAATTTAGAAAAAACGAAATCAGTAAAATGATAAGGAGTTCTTCCATAGGGATCAGCATTTCCCCAAGATATTAGAGATGAAGTTGTAGGATTTGCAGAATATCCGGCTAATTGAGTATTTGATTCTCCAATAGCTTGATCTACTTCATACCATCTTCTTTCTCCTCTTTTATTTACTAATTTTTCTCCACCAGCAGATCCATATAATTTTGTAAGAGCGTATGTATTCTGTAATGCAGGTATTCCTTTATAAAAATCATCATTCTGTAGAGAAGATAATTCTGCTTTTGTTCGTTCAATAGCTTTTTCTTTATTTTTATATGTCGATTCTTTTAATAATTTTTCTGAAATAACAAATCCTGAAGTTGCTGTTTCAGCATATCTGGTTGAAAATGGAATTCTTACTGATACCTCATTATCTGATGAAATTAATAATCTATCTAATCTTCTATCAAAAGGACCGCCAATATCAACTGTCCTATATTCTGATGCACCAGCTGAATTCTTACTATTTTCTGCACTTTGTGTACTAGCAATATTTTTTCTTAAACACTGTTCTAACTGAGTCTGCGAATATTCTAAACCTGTTTTATGGAGATAACTCGCAGCTCTAAGGTGAATAGAATTAATATCAAAATTAGTTAAAATTTGTTCATTTCTTTTACCTTGAACCTTTTTTAGAATTTTTTTATCGTCTATTTCTTCAAATGGATTACTTGACTGATATGATTTTAATTGACCTTTATATTTCTTATTAATCGCAATTCTAAAACACCTATTGTCTGGATCTATATACTGAGCCTGAAAGTTAGTATAATCTTTTATGCTATCTACCTTTTTTCTAATTTGTGAATCAGATTTCGTATTTGGTGTATTAATTCCCATTAGACTTAATTATTTTATTTATATATCTTAAAAAGCCTGAGTACAGTACCCAGGCTTAAAGGAATAAAAGAGAGAAAGAATTTATTTTTTGGTATAATCGCTAATAGGTTTGCATTCAATAAGCTTAATTTTTTTAATAGAAGGAAAAAATATTATTTCATCAAATAAATGATACAAATTTTTGAGCTTGGGAATATTATATTCATCAAATAAGACTATTTCAGAAATAGTAGCAGAATTTTTTATTATATCAATTAAATTAGATATAATTTTTTCATCAATATTAGGATTGGAATAAATTATACCTCTTATTCGTTTTGATTTTTCGTATGATTTAATTAAAGAATTGATTTTATTTGTTACAATAAACGATCCATATTCATCAATAGTTTCATAAGTATAATTATATTGATCCAATATTTCCGGAACATGGATTATTGAAAATAACTTTAAATTCAAAAGTGATCTTTTTAATTTAGAAACACCTTCTACTGTGACATAAAATTTCATATTATTCTGAATTACTTATCGCTTTTGTTTGTTGTCTATAAAGTTCGTTTGCTTCATTTAATGCATCATTATACGAAATACCTTTTTGCATAACTAAACTCATAGCCATATTTTCTATTCTTCTAGTTATCAATTCCTCTTCATTTCCTTCTTCCTGGAGTCTTCTTGTTTCTTGCATTTCATTTTGAATTCTTCTTCCGTTTTCTACATTTCCCTGAAGTTCTTCATACCATTTCCCTCTAGATATGTCTTTTCTGTATTTAGTTATTCCTAATTGTTTTGCTACTCTTCTACGTTCTTTTCTGTTCATAATATATTATTTGTTAAAACTGTATTATCATTACCACCAAGTCCAATTAGTAATATTTTTTTCTTCCAGGGTTAAATTATCCTTTATAGATACAACAGTTCCTAATCCAGTAGGTGTAAATGTATAAGTCCATCTTTCACCTGCAGTTGGCATACTAGCATCTTTCTTCTTTTGTTTTTTTATAAATTTTTCTGCTGCTATTAATTCTTCAGCTTCTAATTTAAATATCATAATTTATTTGTTTAGAGAATTTTCTTCTTATTTTCATATCAGTTTTAATACTAAATTATTGAGTTCATGATATATTTTATTTTTTACCCCTAAATTTATTTTTATTACCTTTATTCCATGGAATTTTTCCCTCGCAAGAATTACTAATTTTTTCACAAGTTTCTAGTGATAGTTTTATTCCTTTTCTTTGTTTTGACAATCTATTTTTTGTTTTTTGCGAATATATTCTACCTTTAAATAAATTATTTTTACTTAAAAACCCTTTTATCGAATTATGACTAATTTTTAATATAGATGATATTTCATGAATACCTACATTAAACATTAAATGCAAATATAAAATAATTATTTTTTGTTTTTCTGAAATTATATTATAGTGAGATGGATTTTTTCTTTGTTTTGCACTTTCTGACATTTTTTTAATTGATTCTTTTGATCTTTTTTTTCCTCTATTAGAATTTCCAATTTTCTTTTTTGTTTCTTCAGAATGGCAATTTAATATGCGAAGTCCACCTGTAGGACTTATGTTATACCCCCTTGGAACTAAAGTACTATATTCTTTGATATATTTTTCCTCTAAAATTAAATTTAAAGATGAATCACAAAATTCAATAATTTTCCTTTTAAAATTTTTTGATCCATATTTATTAATTGCTTTTCTTATAAGTATTCCACTTCCTAAATAATTATCATGAATTTTTCCGTAATGAGAACCTATATAACGCTTTTTATTAACATCATTTGTTGTTATGTATATAAAATTAGATAACATTACTTCAATGAATTAATATAAAAGAAATTCAAGAGTCTTAAGTAACTTGCCAGAAATATCATATCATTTGAAGTTACAACTTTACTAGAATCAAGAACTTTAAATTTTTTTGCTTCATTTTCATCTTCAACGCCTTTAGATTCTTTTACATCTATATCAGAAATATTCACGCAATAAAGCCTTAATTCTGAATCAGATGTTAAATTATTTGAAATTGTCCCTAAATACATCCATGCATCAGCCTCTTTAACATTAGATCCAATTACTTCATATAAAAGTCTATTAGCTGTAACTAAATTAGTACTATCATCTTCTGAAACAAATCCGTTAATAAGAGTGTACTCATAATTTCCAGATAAAACATTTAAATCTTTTATAACCCCAATCTTATCAAGTAAACCTTGCGAACTTATTGTATATGGAAGAACACATATTCTATCTTTTTTACTTCTAATATAATAATGATTTTCGAGTTCTATTACTTCTTCAAAATCATTTTTTAATAAGATTTTTTCTTTATTCATTAGTATTTGAATTATTTTCTAACACTGGTTCACTTACAATTGGTTCTTTAACTTCCCCATGTTCACCAATCATATCCGGATCTACAAAAGATTCATCTCCTGTTGATACAGCTTCATAAGCCACCATTAAAGCTTCTTTTAAACTATCTTTTAATTTTTGAGTATCTAAATTCTTAATTATATATTCTATTACTTTTTTACCACCTTCGTCAAAGTTTTCATTGGCCACATCAAATAATGATTTAGACGGTAGAGCAATAGTAACTATCATTTCAATTTCTGTATCAATCTTTTTTGATTTTTTCATCATAATATAAACAGGATCAGTACTATCAAGTTTGTCTGATTCATCTGATGTATCAGCTTGAATTGAATTATCTTGATTATTGGATACTACATTATTTACCTGGAGTGTATCAGATTGTTCTATTCGTCCAAATCTTGATACTAAATCACGTTTTCTTGTTCTTTTTGGTGGAATTAATTCAATAGTTTTTCTTCCTTCTATAAACGGAATTACACAAACTGATTCCCCTGCTGCGTTTGTTTCCCATTTTTCTTCTTGACGACCAACCCATTTATCTTGAAATTTCCATAAGTTATCAGGACTATCAACTTCAGCCATCATTTTATTTGTTACATCTGATGTATTTATTTCTGCCACATACTCTTCATTTATTCGACTACCGTCTTTAAATGAAATGAATACAAGACTGTCTTCTTCTTCTATTTTTTTAAAAATGACTAGATCTCCCTTTCTTTCTCCGATAAGCCATTGGAAAAATCGTGCTTCTTCTTTCATGTTTTATTTAATTTTATATCTTTTACTGTAACTTTTTTTATTTCAATCTTCAATATATTTTGAGAACTGATCTCTATATTCTTGCATCCAGGGGGCAGAGAAACCTGTTCTTTTCCACTCGAAAAAATCTGCCCTAAATCCCTCAAGAGCTTCAGAAAAATGTTTGCCATAATCACCTGAACTTATATAATCTAATCTTGCCATTGGAATAATAAACGTATGATCTGTTCCTCTTATTCTCCAATAATAATGAGGACTGTCCTCAGTTTCAGGATATCCTATCCCATATTCAATGAGGATAGGAGTAATCCAACCCTCAGAATTAATTTTAATAGTTCTAACATTTTTTAAGTTAGAAAAATCACAACTATTTGGCATTTATCCTCTTTCTTCTTTAGGATTAACTTGCAAATCAGCTAATTCAGCTTTAGGTTCAATTGGTTTAGGTGCTGCTTCAACAACTTTACCATTACCATTTCCAAATATACCTGCAGCTTTTCTAACTCCCATTAACAGTGCTGATAATCCTCCAAGTTTTAAAACTTTTTCAAGTAATTCCATTACTTGATCTAATCCTAAATACCATCCGACTATACCTGCAACAAAGGCCAGAACTGCAATCAATCCCATAATTACTCCTACAAATCCACTCCCGCTTTGTTTTCCATCACTGTTCATAGTAACTTCTTTAAAACTAAATTTATTTTTTTTAAATTCTGACATTATAAACAATTATTTTTATTAATCATACCTAATTCATATCCTTTATTAAGATATTCTTTAAGTTCTTTTGGATCTATTACTCTGCATATATTATGTTCTATATTTCGAACTTTTATTTTTCCACGTTTATTTCTTTTATATTCGTCTAATTTTTGATCTGCTATTTCTTTTCCATATTTTTGTAACCATGTATCATAAAAGGATTTTCTATACATTGGATTGTTTTCTCCTTTAGATAAATTACTTTGTTTTTCTCTGTATTCTTTTGTTCTATATGATGAATTATCTCGAATTTTTCCGCTTTTTCTCATTCTTATTTTTGTTTCTTCTGGGTGTTTTTTTCTAAAAAACGGATTTTTTTCACCACTAACAGCTTTACTTATTTTCTTTTTACTTTCTTCTGTGTGATATTTTCCTTTCATAGAAGCTAATTGCGAACATTGTCCTATTTTTCCTTTATTCCAAGGTTCTCTTCCTTTTAAAGAACAACTTATTTGTTTTTTTGTTTCTTCAGTATGACAATTTAATAATCCAAGTCCACCCATAGGACTTATATTATAGCCATTTGGTTTTAATGTGTTGTATTCATCAATGTATTTTTCTTGAGCTTCAACAGCTTTTTCTTTTGATTCAAAATGTTCTAAAATTTCTCTTTTAAAATTATCTAAACCATTTTTAATAATAGATTTATTTAATATTGTTCCACTTCCTAAATAGCCATCATCTAAAATATCGGTAGAATGATCACCAATATATTGTTTTCCATTAATTAAATTAGTAGTTAGATAAACAAAATTAAATTTTCTCTCTTTTATCACTTTCTTATAAATAATTTTAAATATAGATTATATATTCAAAATTATCTAAGGGTAAATCATTTTACAATATCAACGATTTTTGTTACTGAAATTGCAACTACTTCAAAGTCTGATCCCTTTAAATATTCTGTAATTTTAGCTTCAACATCTGTTGGGCTAATAGCACTTACTATATAATCTTCTTTCCTTTGTTTAGTTCTTCCTTTGTTGTCTTCGTAATCTACTAAAACAGCACATTTGTAATAACTTTCCATAATAATTTATTCTTTTGTTGGTTTTGTTGCTAATAATTCTTTTGGTATAATTTTATTCAAATCAAATTGTGTGGGTACTTTTCCACATTTATCACAGATAACTAAGTTAATTGGAAAAGTTTCTTCTCTTCCAGTTGGTGATAATAATGCCGAAAGTTTTCTTATCATAAACATTTCTTTAAAAACTTTTCCACCACAATCGCATTCCACGGTTCCTGTATTTCTAATCATTTCTGGTGATAATTGAATTTGAGGTGGCATTCCACCTTGTTGTGGTGCACCAGATTGAAACGGTACTTTTTCTTTAAAATCTCCCATATTTTCTATATTTATTTTTTTTCTTTATATACCGAAGTAAATGAACCAAGAGGCCCATCAATTTCTAAATACGATACAAAATATCTATCTAATACTTGTTGCTGAAATTTTTCTACATTTCCATCCTTATTAATTTTAAGATAATGACCCTGAGTTATATACATATTCCATTGAACATCTAAAATTTTATCTCTTGTGATATCACTAGGTTTACCCAGATAGTATGATAATAAAACATTCTCAAAAATAGTATCTTTAACAAATAATGGATCGTCAATTCCTGAGATATCAACATTTAAAATATACAATCCATAAATCTTTCGTACATCCTGTATTTTTACTGCTTTATGAGTCCAATCCATCATCTTTCTTATTTGTTAAATTTGCAATTTCTTTATCAATTTGTTCTTCAGACATAGAAAAAGAATCTAATGATTGACCACCTGCTGCACTTCTATATGATGCAGAATAATGTGAACTCATTTTTATTGTTTTTCCTATATCAGATTTATCCAAATTAACTGCATTGTATATTCCATATTTTCCAGCCTCAGACCAAGCATCTTGATCAGCTCCTAAGAATAGAAATTCCCAATCATATTTCTTTTTATATTCTTCAATTTTATCTTTAATATCTTTATTAGTATATTCTTTTGAGCTATTTTCATAACCATCTGTTACGATAATAAACATTACTTTCGCTGGTCTATTCTTTTTTCTTATACTTTTAAACCTTTTTCCTACTTCATCAATGGCTCTACCCGTTGCATCAAGTAGTGCAGTAGTACCACCTGGATTATAATTTTTTCTATTAAAATTTTTGACTTTCTTAATGTCAACCCCATTATCTCTTATATTATAACTTGTATCGAAGAGAACAGTAGTTAATTTTGCTTCCCCTGGGAGTTTTTTATGTGTATCAATGAAACTGTTTAAACCTCCAATAGTATCACCAGCTGCTCCATACATAGATCCTGATTTATCGACAATAAGAATTAATTCTGTTAAATTTTCTTTCATAATTAAAATAATTTTTTTTGTTTATTTTTATATTCATCAGAGATAAATAGTTTTGATTTTTCAAAATCAAGTTTTAATGCACTATTTAATGTATTTTTTTCAAATATACTGTTCACTAATTTTATATTGTTTTTTTCTAAACATCCAACAAATCTGCCTTTAGTGCAATTTTTATTTATTTCAGCAACAGCAATATAATCCCATATTTTATTTTTATCTATATACGATACATATTTAAAATAGCTATGGACAGATTTAACATCTATTAATCCTAAATTTATTTCTAGATCAAATCCCCCGTCTCCATATTTCTGATTTTTAAAACTGACAGGTGACACAGTATATCCCAAAAAAGTAAAATATTGATGTATAGTTATTTCGCCTAATATTCCTCTTAATATATCAATATCTTTTTGTTTATTCTCTCTTCCTTTATTCATATAACTTTCGCTACAATCATTTACATGCATATAGCTCTTTTGAAGATCTTCCTGCGAAAATTCATATTCAAAATTCATATTATTTTAATTTACTTATACACCAATTGATAAGATCATTATCTCCGAACATAAAATTATCTATATGTTCATTATTTATGAGAGGATTAAATACGTCTTTATATTTTCCATCCCATTGACCCATCTCATTAATTATAGAAGTATTCAATAACGGCAATTCATCTGGAAGTATTGGTGCCGTTAATGTGTTTTTTACAAGATCATAATGTCTTTCATATAAATGCATTGAATGACTAATATGAGTATATGACCCCATTTCTAATTCAGGATAATAATTCCTCATATGTAAAAAAACCTGATAATGTAATACTGTAAAAAATGTATAATCATTCATAAATCCATAAATAACATCATTACTTCTCATAGTTAAAGTCATATGTAACTTATTTTCTCTAATGTGGAATAATGATTGAAGAGTACAAACTTGATCAGGATTTTCAAGATATTGATGTCTTGGTCTGTTAAAATGCATAAAAGCTTGTCTACTATCTTTATCTTTTTTCAGCGTTTCAATTACCCAATTAAATTGAGTAAGATCATGATCATTACGTTCAGAAAAAATAAGATGTCCATAAGCAGAATTAGCTTCATTATTTTCATCTTTTAAATGTTTCCATAATGATGCATAATTTTCTATAAAACTTACATTACTTATTCCACTAAAATACCACAATAATTCAGCTGCTATATATTTTTTCTGAGAAGATCTAAATTTATTAGTGAATAAATTAGACATAGGTTGTTCAATTTCCATTGAACAATTTAGAATTTCTCTTACTTCCATATCTCTTGGAGATGCAACATAATCTGGATCATTATATAGATCATGGAGTACTTCTTCTAATATATTAGCAATATATCTTCCTTTGTAATATCTCATTATTTTAGCTTTTTATTTCTATGTCAAAATTTGTAAAAGTTTCAAATTTCTTTTTGTCTGTTTCTATTCGTTCATTTATTTTTATTAAATCCCAACCTCTTTCTAACATTCTTCTAATTCTGATATTTTCATCAGTATTAACAAATATAACAACGCTTGTTTTTCTATCTTTAGATTTTAAATGTTTAACACCATCTGTTTCAAAAATGAATATATCGCTTTCTTTAAATTCATGTAATCCTGTTCCATATCTATATTCACCATATTTTACGTGTTCATAAAATGCTCCTTGAGATATTCTTAATATAAATTCATCCTCAGAAATAAAATTGTAATGTACTCCATATTCTTCTCCTTCTCTCATGGGTCTGGTCGTATAAGAAACATCAGAAACATAACCTACTTTTTCTAATTTTTCACGAATATATGTTTTTCCGCTAGCTGATGGACCGCATAAAATGATTCTTTTATTTTTCATTTCTATTCTTTATACATGTTGACATCATTACTCTTCTATCAAATTCTTCTTTTGTGATTTTTTCTTTATTCCATGAATAATCAAAATTTTTTCTGTCCCATCCATCTGGATCCATAACAGTTAATCCTGGTTCTTCTTTTATCCATTCAGCTGATATTTTTTTCATAATTTTATTTTTTTCCAAATCTCTTTTCGTATTTTTCTTTAGTTAAAAGCATTTCCCATGGTACTCCATGAGAATTATATATTCTTGGTGGTGGAGGTGGGGGTAAATGTACTTTTTTCATAATTTTAGTTTTTTATAAATTTCTGAACAATATTTTATTTGTAATTTACAATCATCGACTGGCCCATGTAATATCCCCGTCCAATTTTGTACATTTTTTACTTTTATTGATGGAGAAAATGAAACTAAAGTTCTTACATCTCTTCTTTTATAAAATCCCCAAGGAATAACCATTTTTAGTGTTTTATATGCATTTTCTAATATAGGAATATCAAATCCATTACACCATATATAGCAATTATCTTGCGATAAAAATTCTGCTAATTCCAGCATTGCCTTTTGAATAATAACCTTTTCACCATGAAAAGATAGATCTATTGCTTCTCTAGATTGATCTAACCACCAAAGTACTGTACTTCCTGAGACTTCTAATCCAGCATCCAAACAAGACTGTATGTCAATTTTTGTGAAGAATTCATTACCAAGATTGCCAGTTTCTAAGTCAAATTTTACTGCTCCTATTGAAACTATTACAGAATTATTTACATTACCCAAAGTTTCAATATCAATCATTACATCTTTCATAATCTTGAATTTTTATAATTAGTTTTAAACCATTCATATGTTTTTTTAATTCCATCTTCTAATTCTGTTTTAGCTTCCCATCCGTTTTCATTTATTTTAGAAACATCTAATAATTTTCGAGGTGTTCCATCAGGTTTACTTGCATCCCACATAATTGTTCCATCAAATCCTACTACATTTTTAACAATTTCAGCTAATTCTTGAATTGTTACATCTTTCCCGGTTCCAATATTAATAATTTCTGGTTCATCATAATTATTCATTAAGTGAACCAAACCTTCTGCTAAATCATCAATATAAAGAAATTCTCTCATTGGTGTTCCACTACCCCAAAGTTCTATCATTTTTGTGCCATTTTTCTTAGCCTCATGAAATTTTCTAATCATTGCAGGCATAACATGAGAATTTTCTAAATGAAAATTATCTCCTGGTCCATAAAGATTTGTTGGCATTACAGAGATAAAATTATCTCTAAATTGTTTTTGATACATTTCGCACATTACTAATCCGGCAATTTTAGCAACTGCGTATCCAATATTAGTTTTTTCTAATTCTCCAGATAAAAGATATTCTTCTTTAATAGGTTGTGGACAATGTTTTGGATAAATACAGGAGCTTCCCAAAAACATAAGTTTTTTAACCCCGAATGTATGTGCCTTTTCAATTACATTAGTTTGCAATATTAAATTATCATGAATCATATCAGCAGATTGTGTATCATTCATAACAATTCCTCCAACTTTAGCTGCACATAAAACACATACTCTGGTTTAGTTTCATGAAAAACTATATCTACTTCCGTTGGATCTCTTAAATCATATCTATTTCCAGTTGGTCTTACGGCAGTTATTATATTTTCATAACCTCGTTTTTTTAATTCTTTTATTACAGCAGAGCCTACTAAACCCTTATGCCCTAATACTAAAATTTTACTATCTTTATTCATTTTAATGTATTTTAATTTTCTCTTTTAATTCCTCTTTGTTTTTTAATACTGCAGCAAATGCATTTTTAATAACATTTGGAAAATATGTAAAGGCTTTTCCTTTTTCTGAATGATAATTTCTCCAATATTTATAGCAGGCTAAAATAGCATGTAAAATACATTCTTTTCTAATTTCTTCATGCGTAAAATTATATGAATGTGAACTTATTTCAGCTAATTCCATAAATATTTTAAGGGCTTCTGGAGTTAATTCGTTATTTCTATTAGACACCCATATTTCTCTTACTAATTCTCTTTCTTCGGTATATTTCATAATTACAATTTTTATTCTGATTCATTTTCTAAATCATGTTTCATCATTTTTCTTGCTAATTCTTTAAATGTTGTCGTTGGTTCCCATCCAAGTTCAGTTTTAGCTTTAAAATTATCTCCTATTAATAAATCTACTTCCGTTGGTCTATAATATCTTGGATTGATACTTACTAATTCAACATTATCATACATAAGTTTTTCATCTAAATCTTCTCCTACCCATTTTGTTTTTCCTACAAATGGTGTATACATAATACATTCATCAATAAATTCTTTAATTGAATGAGTTTCTCCTGTTGATAATATATAATCTTCTCCTGTTTCTTGTTGTAACATTCTCCACATTCCTTCTACATAATCTGGAGCATATCCCCAATCTCTTTTAGAATATAAGTTTCCTAAAGATAAAGAAGGGAAAATCTGTTTTTTATCATTAACTAATTGATAACTGTTGGCTAATTTAGAAAGTCCTAAAGTAATTTTACGAGTAACAAATGTATGACCTCTTCTTTCACTATTGTGTATATGAGAAAATCCAACCCCACAATTAAAAGTTCCTGAATTAGTTTCTAAATCAAAATACCAATTATTATAATTTTCTAATTTTTCTTTCTTTATTATTTCATTACTAGATTTCTCAAATGAATTAGTAAAAGTTGGAACATATCCATGTTTAATTTTACTCACTAATTGTCTACTTAATCCAAAATCTCTTTCTATTTTTCTAGCACTATATCCTTCTTTAATTAAGTTTAAAATTTTATTATATTTTTCTTTTGTATTTTTATGATTCTGGGGATGTAAAGAATTACTTTTTAAATTAATAGTATAATAAAATTTATTTTCTTTATTTGGATTTTTATCTACATATAAAGATATTTCTTGTTTTGTTGTATTTTGAATAAGGTATACTAATTGCGAAGCTAATGTTTGTGAATTTGTTTTAAATGAGTAGAATTTTTTTCCATTGCCCTTTAATCCATCAGCATCATTATATCCATTTAAAAATGCTAACATTATATTTTCAGGAGAATTAAGTATTTCTGTTGGAATTATTTTAAATTTATTAGAGTCATAAATTTTATGTCTATTGATACAAGTTTCACCAATTAAAAACATTCCATTTATATCTTTTCTTTTTGTATAGCCAGATCTTTTTTTTCTATATTTAACTTTTTCCCCACCTATTTTTAACCATATATCTTCATACTTTTTTAATAATTCTAATTTTTTGTTTGTTAATTCAATATTTCCACCAAAAAAAGTTCCATCTCCTATAATAAATCCCAGAAGTTGAGCTTCATTTTCATTAAATGTTGTATCATAATTAGTTGAAAGGGGAAAATTATCTATTAAACTTAATTTATCATTAATTTTAAGATTTTCAACATTTATTTTTTTATTTTCCTCATTTATAGCACTATGATTATTTGATGCTATAAAAGAGCCATTTCTAGTATTAATTAAATATGGTATTTTATTATTATCTTTATTGCAAGATAAATATTTAATATCTGTCCATCCATGTTTATCCCAAACCTGTATATTTTTATTAAGTTTAGTTCCTAATTTAGTAATATTAGTATTAAAATCTAAATTTGCATATTTTTCTGCAATTTCCTTTATTGATAAAATTATAATTTCTTTTTTATCTTTTATAATAAATGGAGTATCTTCAACAACACACTCATGATTAAACAGTATCCCGCAAGCAACAAAAAGATCATATGCTTCTCTATAATTTTTACTTATCCAATATGAATATAATTTAGCAACACCATAAGGTGAACGTGGATAAAAGGGAGTTGTTTCTCTTTGTGGTGTTTCCTGAACTTTTCCAAACAATTCAGATGTACATGCATTATATAACTTTGTTTTTGGGGAATATTTTCTAATACCTTCTAATAAATTAAGAGTTCCAATTGCATCTACCTCAGCAGTATATTTTGGAAGTTCAAAAGAAACATGCACATGAGATTGTGCTGCTAAATGATACAATTCATCTGGCTGTAATTCTCTAATAAGATTATCAATAGAAAAAGAATCAGTCATATCTCCAAAATGTAATTTTAAATTTGGATAATCATAAATATGATCAATTCTATGTGTATTAAAAGAAGAAGTTCTTCTCATAATCCCATGAACTTTATATCCTTTCCCTAATAAAAGTTCGGCAAGATACGAACCATCCTGCCCAGTGATTCCTGATATCAGAGCGACCCTTTGTTTTTTCATTTTATTTAGTTAATTTAGTAAATATGTTCAAAAATAATTCTTGAACATATGTTTGAGAATAAACATGCATGGGTTCGACATCCTTTCCCATCATTAAATAATCCCATTCTTTTTGAAGAGCTATTTCATCTATTTTTTTAATTTCAGGAGAAAGTGGATAATCAAAATTATATTTTTTAGCTATTGCTTTCATTACACCATCTTCAACAATTTT